CCATATCCTATAGGACAATTTGTTTTATTGTCTACCATATCCTATAGGACAATTTGTTTTATTGTCTACCATATCCTATAGGACAATTTGTTTTATTGTCTACGGGGTATCACTTCGTATCTGACAATTTGTTTTATTGTCTAAGTGGGTATCTGACAGTTTGTTTTATTGTCTAAGTGGGTATGTCACAGATTATTTCTTAGATTTTTTAGACTTTTTCGATTTTGGCTTTGTAGTCGCCGCTTCTTCCGCGATTTGTCCTATAGAAGATTTCTCTTGGACTTCGTCCGTAGGTAATTTAAAACTAAAGGTATTGGGCGCATCTTTTGATTCTAAAATATACTCCGGGGTCGTTTTGGATACTAGGGGTGCAGCAGCCTTTTTCTGTTCTAATTTCGCCTTCATACGTTCTCGCATGGATTGTTGAGAACTCATACGTGTAAGCGCATTCATATCCATTTTGCCTTTCCCACCTCCCATACCCGCCATATTTTTCGTCAAATTCTTGATAATATCATTGAACTCCGATCCGCCCCCCATACCCTTCATTTTTCCTATAAGATCTCCCGCCTCTTTCATGAGTTCTTCCTGCGAGATATTCCCCGATTTCATCTTTTGGTTCAATTTTGAACTCACGGATTTCAAAAGGTCGATGATTTTCTTCGGGTTTTTCATCAACTTTTTGAAAATATCGCCGGTATCCTTGATACCCGATGCGGCGTCTTCGCCGCCTAACATACCCATGATATCGCCGGATAACTCGTCGGCTAATTCTTTCGCTAAAGACCCGATTTTCCCATTGAAAATCCCTTTCAAATGGTCGTTAATATCGTCGGCGGATGGGATATTACTTTTATTTGACCCATCGGCGGGTAACCCATCGGCGGGTAAACCATCGGTAGGTAAACCATCGGCAGGACCTCCAGTAAATTGATCAGCCATTTTTGAGAACATATTTTGGAAGGCATCTAAATTAGGTTCTCCATCTTGTCCTATAGGATTATTACCTTCGGTGCCTTCGGTACCTTCGGTATCCATGGCCTTGAAAAATTCACCTAAAGATTGTATCGTATCGTTCAATTTCCCCTGTAGTTCGCTTTCGTCAATGCCGTCGAAAATATTGGCTGCATCCCCGAAATCCGTCTTCTCTTTAACCGACGACATGATAGTCATGAGAACCAGTTGTAGGTATTTCCATAGGGTCTGTTTGATAGTGGGTGTAATATTATCGCAACTAAAGAGCATCTTGAATTCGACCATAGGTAGGAACTGGGTATTCGTGGTATTCTGGGGTTCGAATATTTCGTCATTTTGGTATAGGATATCGAAAAATCTCTCGGGATATGTTTTCATACAATAGAGAAAAAGGTCCTCATATTCTTTTATAGTGGTCTCCTTCGATGTCCATTTATCCCATAGGTAATTATATTCGGGAAAAGTGGTAGAAAGGTCATTGGCGAAATCCATAATGACGGAAATGAAATTCGTCGGCATTTCTACACCAATAGGTTCTGATGTGGGGGGTATGAAATCCATATTATAGGACATGTATATTATTTTTTATGTTATTTTACTAGGAGTTTCGATTTTATAAATCAGAAAATCAAAATTCTAATATACAAAAACCCTTTAGCGTTTTTTCGGTGGAATTATTATATTGGTATATGTCCAATTCTAAACAGATATCAAAGGATAAAGAAAAAATGGATAAAAAAGACGACGACGCCATTTCATATACAACAACGGTCGCTACTAAGAATATCGAATGGTCGATAGAGAACGAGTTGATGTTAGTGGAATGGTGTGATATTGCCCAATGTTACCGATGGCTAAATCAAAGGTCACATAGGGCATATTCTATATATCATGCGTGGTTCACTATTCCCACGATTACTCTATCTACCATTACAGGTACTGCGTCATTTGCCCAGGCTAGTCTAACTCCGGAACAACAATCTTATGCACAAATGACGATTGGTTCTATTAATATATTGGTAGGGGTTCTCAATACTATCCAACAATATCTGAAAATATCGGAGTTGAAAGAGTCACATAGAATTGCTTCCATTGCCTGGGATAAATATTCGCGTAATATCCGGATCGAATTATCGAAGGCGCCCACGGAGCGGATGGATGCCGCGCATTTCTTGAAATTGAGTCGGCAGGAGTATGATCGGCTGATGGAATCGTCGCCGTCGATCCCCCTGAGTATTACGAAGGAATTCACGCGGACATTCAGCGGAAAACCGGGGTCCCATAAACAGAAAATATTTGATGAATTGAAGAAACCGGATATATGTGATTCTTTGATGTCGTCGAATCAATACCGGCATCACTGGTATTTGAATCCGGATGAGCCCAATTCGGATTGTAAATTGACAGATAGTCAACATCAGAACAAGGAAGTGCCGCCTACATATGTAGGACAGGGTTCGGGGAAAAGCCAGAGGGGTAGTGACCTAACGAGTCATATAGAAAATATTCTACAACAACTTGTTCCGAAGTTTATAAAGAATATGATACATCCTTCGTCTCCATCGAATGTTCCCCATTTCCCCGACCCCGCAGATAGTCATATAATAAATATTCGTCAACCGATAGCCAATATACCAATAAGAGATATTTCGATGAATATCACGGAAGCATTAATACATAATACGATGAATCCATTTGATCTTTCATTTTCGTTCATATAAGTCGCCTCCACCCCCCACCCCAACCCCTTTTACCACCTATCCAAAATAATTATTCGAGAACCCCCCTTAATAAACTCTTACAGAATCCTTACTAAAATGGTCACATAAATTGTCATATAGATATTCTATATGACAAACAATGCCAAATGTTCGAGAACCTATGGTCAGAAATCGTTTTTTATGGACGTATTTATATTACCATATATCATCATATTTTAATCGCCAAATAAAAACCATGAGACCATACCTAAAAAATAAATCTCTCAAATAGTGAAAATAGATTCTCCAAGAGTATGAAAAATCGATCGTGAATTTTTTCCTAAAGTTTTCAAAAGTCAATTCCAGAAATTTTGGCGCGCACTGACCTTCGATTTTTTGACATCCGATTTTTAAAAAGGGTTATCATATATGCAGTAGTTTTCCGATGTATATAAATGACTCCATTTATGGGTTTGCGATATTTACGCAACATAGATAACCGCACCTGATAAAAAGACAATTAATCGATAAAAGGTCATATACAATTTATATGACCATTCGCGAGTAGTTTTTTATAAATATAAATATACATCAATGCAATAGAAGACCCCTATAGTTCTATAATATCGGATAATCGCTTGATTATCCAAAATTGGGTATCGCCATCATGCATATAAATTGCACTATATGACTCTGCGTCCTCGCTATATAGGTTCTCGAGAACCTGTTCTTCCTCCCCCTTCTTTATAAAAAGCGTCGATTCTTCATCGATAAAAACGGCGAACCGGCGTAAATTCGAGGCCGCCTTATCTAGAGGGGTAGAAGTGAAAAAATAGAATTCTCCCGCTTTTTCATGATCTATCTTGGGTAGAATGAGGGAATCAATAGGGTCGGATAATTTATTCTTATAGGACGAACTACCGAAGAACCCCGCCTCTTTGTCACATAGAAATAATACATAGGGGTATTCCACGGGTTTTTGAGAACCAAGTTCTCGAAGTTCTAATAAATTCTTGACCCTGTTATCATAGAATAATTTTTCTATTTGACTATTAACGGGGGTATTACCGATGGCCCTTAGATTATAGAATTCGTGGATGGGGGATAGTATAAAGTTCTCGGGTATGAGACTTTTCCCGAAGGGATTATCCTTGAGTAATTCTACTGGAATGGGACTAATATCGAAGAAGATGAATATTTCAACGGAGGATTCGAAATCTTGTTCTATGACGCCTTTATAATAATGTTTCATATCTGGCATGAAATATTTGGCGATTCTATCGGGGAAAATCTGGAAGAATTGGGTTTTGAATTCATCGAACCATATGGCCTCTGTCTCGTCTCCGTCCTCGGCCTCTGCCTCTTCTCCGTCTTCGGACTTGTCCCCACCCCCGACTATGTTCTCGATAACCTCATTAATTACAACATTAGAATTATCTATATGACTATACGAACTATACGAAGGGAAATCATATAGGTTATTTGATAAACAAAGAAGATATTGGATGAATGGTTTTCTATGATCGATAGAATATAAACATAAATGTATGGTCGTTTTTTCTCCTTTCACCTCGCTGGGGTATGGCATCAAATTTTCTTTTATAGGATAATCGTATTTTTCGCTTGTTTCGGTCGATTCTTGTAGACCTTCTATGGTTTCGTCAGATATTTCATCGGATATTTTATCCGATACATTTTTGGGTAGGTTCTCGACTTTCTCGATGTTATCCGAAATATTTCTATTTGACAAATCGGCCTTTTCGTTTAAAATAGGATTCATAGGATCCTCTTCCTCCTCCTCCTCTTCCTCATCTTCCTCCTCTTCCTCTTCTTCGTCCTCCTCGCCCTCCTCTCCCTCCCCTTCATGTTCTCGATCATTAGAATTATCTTCTATAGGACTTTTTCTTTCTTCTTTTTCCTCCTCCTTTTCCTCCCGACTCTTTATAATATCTTCTATAGGACGTTCTTTATGTTCTCGAACATTTATATCCTCATCCCCACCGGTCCTATAGGAAGAATTTGGAGAAAAAAAACGTTTATAAGTATTCTTATCCATGATAATATTCATATAGAGAATATTTCTATATGACAAGCGTAATAGATGTGGAATAAGGTCATATAGAGAATAATTCAATATGACAACCGCAAAACTTAAAACAACACTCTTATAAATTAAAAGGGAGGGGTTCGGGGAACCGTAGGTTCCCTGAATTGATCACGAAAAAATACTTAAAGATTACACGATAGACATAATAGTAAAGCGATATGTACCAAGAAGAATACTACCAAGATAAAATCGACTATCAATCTATCGATAACGAAACCATAAGTGTATCTAATTCGTCTCTTGATAGTAATGAAAAAGCCTACGTAAAAGAGGAATATACCCTAAAGATGAATGACCCAGGGTATTACACCTATAAGAAAAACGTCGGATACGATAAAGTCAAAATCGAGTGTTACGCCACAGATATGTTCAAAAATATCCGTCATGCAATGACAGGTGTTGTAACCCCCCATCGCGCCGGTACAAATTACCAGGATCTCTATTTCTCCGTTACTGACGTATCCGGATTAGGTCGTAAACTCAAATTCGCAAAACACCTCTATTACGATTCGCCGGAAGAATACGAGAGACATCAATGTATCAAGTTATCCCAAGATACGAAAGAGAGGTGGTATGTAAAGAACCTGAAAGCACGCCGTGCACTAGTCAAATAGAAATATTATTGTATAAATCATATAGAAATAATTATTATATCTATATAAAATGTATTTACTATCGTATTTTTTATCGCCATTGGCATATATAAGCCGTAATCGTAGTAAGGGAACATGCGATATAGAAAATAATACGAATGATATGATTACGATGGAAAGAATCCGTCATATACATAATGTTTCCAAACTCGTACATTTCTACGAATCCCCCAATATTTCGGAATTAGATAAATTACAAAAATTCAACGAATATAATTTCGATGAATATCCCGGATTCTTTATTTCGAAAGGGGGTCTATACAAAACATTTGATGAGTTTGATTTCTCTATGTTTTTTCTATAGGAAAAAATGTATACTCCTGTTTTATTGCGTATAACACTTTATCATATAGAAGAATTAATTCTATCTTTTCTTTATATGATAAATTATATAGATTCCTTTTTTCGCTATCGGTTAAATTATAAAAGTGTTTGATATTATTTCGCATTAAACCTAATTCACTTATTGTTTCGAAAGAATCCTGGCGATTGAAGAATTTGGATAATGTGGAAGATAGGTTTGAATCTATAGATTCAGGCGAAGGCGACGGGTAAGGAACAGGCACATGTACAAGAACGGGAACAATGACAGGTATATCATTTTCTACATTTATAGATTTTATAGATTTATCTTCATAACAGCAATATAGGACTCTTTTCACTATAAAATTATATATTGAACATAAAGCCATTACTAAATAGATATATTTTTTATATCTATGTATTTTCTATTTGAACTGAATATCATTATTTACTAAGTCATTGAAATATTGTAAACATGTATTAAACCCTTGAAGAAATAAAATGGTACATTTTATTTCAGCAAGGGTCGGATTCCAGTAATGAATTGAAATACGCCCCCGAAGGGGCGTCCCATTTCAAATCTTCACTGGTATAAATAAGTCAAATAGTTCATCTTTATCTTCATGATCTAACTCTTTTATATATTTCATTTGATATGGGTTCAATATTCTAAAATTTCGAATATCATCTTTTATTATTTTGAGGTAATCAATATCCAGTATCTTGGAAGGATGTCTAGCCAAATGGTAATATTCAGGTATAATCATATTACAATTCGATATTTTTTCGGTATTTCATAATCCCCCATTTTTTCATATGGGACTACAGGTAAGTCTAATTCTCTAGATAATATAGTACATATATTTGATTTAATCATATAATTATCATCATTAGGCGAGCAAGAAAAACAAGATTCGCTATCGATTGAAGAAGCGGATCTTGTTTTTCTTATAACATCATGGTCATCATATTCATCATCGGATTCTATTGGTAAGTTTATAGAGTTTCTCATATAAGATTAATTATTCTTATTCTTATATTATTTTTGGAAATAATTATGGGTAAAGTGTAAAGTGTAAAGTGTAAAGTGTAAAGTGTAAACGGATGGTATAAACGGATGGTATAAACGGATGGTATAAACGGATGGTACAAAAGGCAAACGAATGGATAAATTGTAAAAATGGTATAAAGATGTCATATAGAATAGATTCTATATGACAAGCGCGATAGCCGTATTCACAGGAAAAATAAAAGGAACTGTTAGATTCGACGAAGAGGGGGATCATATCAAAATTCAAATCGACCTCAAAGGTCTGAAAAAGGGGAAGAAACAGGGCTTTCATATCCATCGATATGGCGATTTGAGCGATGGATGCGAGTCTATGTGCGAACATTTCAACCCCTATGGAAAGGACCATGGTGGTCCCCAATCCAAAACACGTCATATAGGCGATTTAGGGAATATCGTATCTGACCAAAACGGTCAGGCGAATTATAGTTTCATAGATAGTCATATAAAACTCCGTGGTACAAAGGCCAATATAATTGGCCGGGGGCTTATTATACATGAAGACGAAGACGATTTAGGTCTAGGACAAAACGAGACCAGTTTGAAAACGGGGAATGCAGGGAAACGCATGGCGTGTGCTGTCATCGGTTACGCAAAACCATGAAAAAAATCTGTCTAATATATAATATGGATAGTATACTATACGCGGATTTCTATGGAGTACCAATCATGACTTATGGGATGATTGGCGTTACCACTCTTGTATTGGCGTATTTTACGATTACAGATATAGATACGAATACGACGACGGAAGCCGCCGCACCTATATTACCTTCATTTACGACACCCACAGAAGCCCCTCCGCCAACTACGGGGGGAGGCATAAAAAGGAGGAAGAAATCAATGAAAAAAAGAAAATAAATGTTACAATATGTTATTATATATGATTTATAATAACATAAAAGAATTATCTAGTCATATAGAAAAATTCGAGAACCCGCCGTATATTTACATATCCATAGGGTCCAAATACAACGAAGAATTCATCTATATGACAGATAAAGAACGAAAATGGACGAATGCCATGGAACAGATTCTCCCCCAGTTTTATCGGGAAAAAGACATTATAGGAGAACCCCTGATCATTTGCGTCGACCGTTTTTCCCCGGATGAATTAGCGAAAAATAAAGCGAAGATAGCCGAACTCGATGCCAATATTATCATATATAATAGCGATGCGACGATTCAATCCCTCGAAGAATTTATATCCTATATGACCACTTATTTATCCAATAGGAATTATCCGATTGAAAATATCATTATCGCGAACTATGTACGATACGTATCGCCGAATCATACCGAGAACTTCTTCGAAGAGAATATTCCGAAAGTCATATATAAGGGTTTGAATGAATCCTATAGGACACGATTCTACCAGTGGTATGGATATCAACCGAATACATATAATTTATTATATAATTACGACCAATATCAATATATGATTGGATATGGTAAAATCCTATCGATTTTAGATGGAATATACGGTCATGAGTCGTTATCATATAGTAATCTTTATATGATAAAAGAGTCGGGAAAAAATGCAATATATTTAGAAATGTTTTTGAAGAATAGTATGGATATAGGGAGTCCGTATGAAATTTCTCTATATGACTACTTCACAAATGGTCAAATATGATTCGGTCATCGACTCTAACACTCAAATATGATTCGGTCATCGACTCTAACACTCAAATATGATTCGGTCATCGACTCTAACACTCAGATATGATTCGGTCATCGACTCTAACTCTCAGATATGATTCATACATCGATTAAAAAATGTATGGACCTGGTTTTTATCTGCACCTACGAGAACTTCATTCGGAATATGTGTTAGATTACCCTTTTTATAACATAACATCACTGGAATACCATTGACCACCCTCTTGGATTTTAGCGCAGCATAGATTTCGAAATTATCGTCGATATCTATGATAGCACATTTGGCCGTATTTGGTAAGGCGCGCATTTTCTCTTCTACAAGAGATTCGATAATCTTACATGGTCCGCACCATTCTGCGCCGAATTTGACAATAAATATACCGGGGTTATTTATCAAAATCTCGGTGAAAGATTCTTTGGTCAGTTCGGTAATAATCTCTTTTTCCACCGCTTCTGTCATATAGAATATATTACCCCTATTTTTTATTAGGTTTTACGAAGGGAATATCTTATATCTTCATATCCATCATATATCGGACAACTAATGTGAAAACCAAGGCGTGGATCAAGAATCCAGTCATGGTGGGGCATCCCGCGACATTTGATATAGGACCAGTGAAGCCAGATAGCAATGAATTCATGAACATATATGTCCAAGGGTTGAAGAGAACGAGGAGAACCGCGGTGGTATAAAGCGTATAACGCCATTTATCGGAAGATTCGACTGACATTTTTATATAAGATACATATATTTTATCTGGTTATTCGAGAACCTAGATATAATTGTCCTATAGGATTCTTGTGTTTAGGTTCTCGAAAGGGGTTAAAAAAGGGGGGTCGGAGGGTAACCAAACGGGAGGGTAACCAAAGGGGGGATCGCGAAAGGGGTGGCCAAATATGATACATCAATATTCTATATGACATCTTCGCAATACCGAACACATAATTTAGATATAAAAATGTATTCTTTCCGAGAACTTTTGGGCCTATTTGACCTAAATGACAGATTCACAGAGGCCGAATTAAAAAAGGCAAAACATAAGGTTCTCATGACTCACCCCGATAAATCCGGCCTCCCAGCCGAATATTTCCATTTTTATACGGCTGCATTCCGTATGGTAGTCGATTATTATGCGACAAATAGTAAGACCATGACCGAAGTACCCCGTAATAATCCTATATATGACCCCGTAGCATCCGGTAAAGATGATACGATCGCCGCGCCCTTGAAATCCGCCATTAAAAAAATAAAACCGGAGGATTTCAATAAAAAATTCAATCGCCTATTTGACGAAAATA